TGCTTTTACTTCAATGCTAAGAGTTGGAATATTAAGAATATCCTCACCCTGTCTACCAGCTCCAGCAGTATCGGCAAAGGGCCAAAAATCTCTTAAATAATCGGCTATAACTTTTTGGGTTCTGTAGCCTCGATGTTTGCGATGATTAGCCACTAATTGTTCCTAAATAATATCCACCGACAAAAGCGAAGCAAATGATGATCGCTGTTAAAATGCCAATGAAATCCTTCTTATCCATTGACTGAATGACATTTCTTGCAAGTCCAAGTTGCATTAAATGGAGCATCAGCAGTTCCAATATTTGCAAGATGAGCGATAATGACTTCATCATTGCATAACTGGCAATGAACAGACATGGACATTAGATTCATCCATTGACCATTGACATTAACTTCTACAAATCCCATTAGACACTCCTCAACTTTTGTTTTTCCCATTTTCCAGATGATCCGAGTTTGTACCAAATTGTTGGACATGCTTGCATGGGTGCTTTGTTACCGGATGGGCAAAAGAAACCACCCCAAGCACGTGAATTCTTTTCGCCCTCACGCCATGTCATCTCTCCATGCTCACAAGTCTCTTTATTAGCAAGTCCTAGTACATCTTGGATAGTGGCAATGGCCTCAGCTGCCGAAACTGCCATAGGTTGATTTGGATCGGCATAAATTGGCTGATTGCTCCACGGATCCGCAGCTAGTGCTTCCTCTTTTGTTTTATAACTTGGTACTTCATTTGCCTTTGCAATTTGTTCGGCCGTTAATCTTTGGACTTTAATCATTTCGGATTGAGAAGGTCTTTTACCTTTAGCTGCGTAACCTCCGTTTGCAAGTGCGCGACCGATCGCGCTAGTCTCGCAATTTTCCAGCGCTGAAGTTGAATTAACACCGCGATCACTAACCTTCTCCTCAGCGTATCCGGTTGAAAACGCCACGCTATCTGCGAAAGTTCGATATAGATACGCTTTAATAATAAATCTATCATTTTGAAATGCCTCCAATTCTGTGCTTATGCGAAAGTCTGGAAAGTCCTTAATAAACTTCTCCAGTCTGGTTTCGACCGTTTCATAATCTGCTAAATTAAATGCCATCTGGTAATTCATCCTGTCCCATTAGATAATCGGTTTGTTCCGGTAATGACCATACTGTGCCATCTGCCCAAGTCTGCACGTCAATCGCACAAGCATTGCAATAATGCCTGCGTGTCCCCTTGCTTTTTGGGTGATTGCTTAAAACTGTGTAACTTGCTGGCTTTTGCCCAAGTATCGAATTCGTGCCATATCTGACCTTGCAGTAATCGCACCAAACTCCCGGTGCCGCTTTAATAACTGTCAAGGTCATCCCAATCAGTTGATGCAATCTGTCCAGCGAGCGCAATGTATGCTGCGCCGTCCTTGTAACTGTCTGAGTGGAGGCTTGTCTCTTGTAAGCGTGCGATTTTGACAAGTGCCATACAGACTGCGACTTGGTGAGGCTCGATGTGACGTTCGAGGTAGGTACTCCAGTATTTGGAGATTCGAAGGTGATTGATAGCTGCCAAGCCGTAATCTTTACCTCTGTCTGCGATGAGGTCTTTTGCTTCGTCAAGGATGTCATCAGCGCGCATTTTCACTCACACGACGTAGATTTTTGGCAATAATTAGTCCTTCTCGCTTGCCCTCGTTGAAGCCCTGCGCCCAGCCAACTATGTACCATAAGACATTAGCAGCTAGTAATAAAACAATTATTGGTACTTGTAGATCCATTTGTTCGCTCCCGATTCTGTAGCCTGGGTTGGCTACAGGAATACGGTCTCACACTTAGCAGACAATTACACGTTTATCAATATAACGAAACGGTAACGATTTAACCCCAGCGCTTGCCTTGATAAATGAATGATCCATCTTTAGGATCAATTGGGATAAGTTCAGGCGTAAAGCGCTTACCATGCAATGTGCCTACTACAAAGCCCATTTGCCAGTTTGCATAACCCTTTGTATAGCCCATACCGGGGCTTGCAAGATCGACAAGGTTGCCAACCTCAACTCCCCATACAATGCGCCCGTATCGGCCTCCAGAGGCCTCAGAATGGGCAGATAGCCCAAGTCTATGAGTATGCCCTGACACTATTGATTTACCCATACGCATGGCGCCATTGAGGGCTGTTTGTCCAGGCTTGTTTGATAGTGGAAAAGCGTCTCCGTGACAGGTGTGCCATCCAGGAGCGAAATCGAAACCATTTGGGTGATAACGGATGCCGGCTTTGTCGTATCCCATAAACTTGTCATAACGCAGCTCAGGCAGGTTCATAAATGCCGGTAATCTGCGAGAGAGAGATTTATAAACGCGAGCGCCGTGATTAGAACCAACAACGTCAGTAACACCAAGATATTGGAGGATCTCTAAAGTGAGTTTGCGATCCTCATCGATGTTGCCCTCGACTTCTTGCCATGATTGGGCAAATCCACCTAGCTGCGGTAAATCAATTTCATCACCAATACAGATGGTTTGGTGAGGCTTGTAAGCCCTTAAAAACTTGCCTAGATTCTTGACTGCTGCTTCATGAAAGAACGGTGCCTGGATATCTGAAATCCAAGCAATTCGTTTTACTGTCATTAGTCCTCGTCGTCGTCGTCCTCATAGTCACCGAACCGTTCTGGTTCGATAGGATCTGGCAAGATCCAAGCAGGATAGGCAGAACGTTCCACGATAATGCCGAGGACTGTTTCCTCATCAAAACCTGCTCGCTTTAGACTTTGAGCAAACTCATACATTCCTATGCAGTAAGCATCGAGTGCTGAGTAATCTTGCTCAACTAGGTCTTTAGTTGCTTTCTTTGCCATGTGGATAAGTGTCCCTTACTTTTTAAGAAGTTCCATCATCTGCTCTTGGCGTGTCTCTATTCTTGCCAATCGGTCAGCAAGAGATGATCCACCATTCGGCGTAAGAGTCCACAGCCAACCGCGAACCAGATAACGCAGACCGCCAACAAATACAGCAATCGTCGAGACAATGGCAAGGATGAACCCTGCCCAATCACTTGGACTCACCGCAAACCGAACGCTTCATCTTTAGGATTTAGCCAACGCATAATTGGCGGAATGGTTGCCAACGCGCCAGCGTAAGCAATGTTCTTAGGGTCAGTCTCGCCCGCAGCTATGAGTGCAAGCGCAGCTGTTAGAAAGGCTCTGCCCCAACTTGCTAGCATCTTTTTTAGGTCCTGGCTCATCTGTTCCTCCTAGTAATGGGATGTTAAAAAACTTCGAATCCGTGTCGCCAGCCTTCGTAAAACTGACATGGATGTGCTTTGTGTGCGGATTAACTCCGCTGTATTTTTTCCAGCGCCAGAGGCTTCGAGCGCTTGCAATTTTGTGATTAAAGATGACATAAGCAATGCGTTTATCTGTTCGGGCTGCAATTCGAATCTGGTCGGCAACGTAAGCAGCTGTGGAGGCTTGTTTGTCGAAATCAGCATCGAGATCGATAGCCCGGACAAACCCTGAATCAGGGTCAGGGTTATGATCGCTCTTTCGGGTTGAGTGCTTGAGATCGCCGTAAGTCCCGTCCGAGTCACGCTTTCGATCTGGATAAGCATCGTCTGCCTGTTCTCTTAACTGCACAACTGACTTTGATAAGCGCGGTTTCACTTATAGCCCAAGAGCCTTTAGATCATCTGCGGTTAAACCAAGTTTTTCAAGTTTTGCTATCGCGCTTGCTTTGTCAGCAGCAGCATTTGCATCTTGTTTGGCTTTCCAAGCATCAAAGGCTGTGAAAGCAGCATCAAATTCTGCCTTAGTAAAAGGTTCACATTCGATGAATTCGATGCCCTCATAATCTAAACCAACTGCAATATAACCGCCATTTGGTCTTAAAAAGTTTAAAGCTTCTACCAATGTAGCCATTATGGTGTGACCTCCATTAACAAGATTGTTGAATTAGTGCCAGGAGATGTGCTGTCCTGTAAGTAAGTTGTGCCTGAGTTTGCTGAACTATTAAATTGTGTTTTATATGTGGTTGCAGAAGTTGTTGCTGGTGAATCAAGATATACACAAGATACAGAACCTACAGAGTTACCAACTCCGCTGTCATTGTTACCAGCATTGCTGTCTAAGTTTAAAATTGTAGTTGATCCTCTGACCAATCTAATTTGCATGCGTGTATTTGTTGCGTACTTTGCTACACCATTTTGGTTTACAAACACTAAAATTTTGTTGCTTGCTGATGTCGGTGTGATCGTTGCAGTCAAATTAGTATCTGCAAAAGTTGAAGTCGCATTTGTTACCTGAGTTGAGGTTTGGGCAGTTACAACTTGCACAACTTTGCCACTATTAGCTGTGGCCCAACTTGGCACGCCACCTGAAACGGTGAGAACCTGTCCAGAAGTTCCAATGCCCAAACGTGTGTTGGTGTTAGCCGTCGATGATCGATATTCAATATCACCAAGAGTTGTCGAAGGATTTAAGGCTTTGGTCGTTGTATCAACGGACGAGCCAAGCGTACGGATAGCAGCTGCGCCGTCCTTTACAAGGGCTGTGTCATCGGGTGTAGTCCACCCATAATTTGTTGTTGTTGCCATTTACGCTACTGCTCCTATCGCATTGTTCCATGTAAGTATAGCCGATAAAGTATTCCAAGCCTCGGAGCCTGAAACCTGATCCCAGCGAACTGCAACCTGGGAAAATTCAATAGGGGTCGCGTTAATTGTCAGATCGACCCGGTTGTAACCAGCCCTAAAAGTAAAACCTTCTACATATCCTTCAAAAGTGCCATCATTTATATTTGTTGGCAAATTATTGATTTTTATTGGCTGACCCATAAATGTCCCAATAAGGGCATTTCGGGTTGTATCACCAATTTCATTATTACCCAATGGAAAAGTAATGGCGTCAAATTTTGCACGAGGATAAGCCTTGAGCGCTAAACGTCTATCAGCAACTAATTGAGCATCGGTTGCACCATGGATTACGGTATTGACAGATTCTGCATATCTGCCAAAAGTATTGATTGAAGTAGTATCAATAGCAGTTTTTTGCGATCCATAACCAGCGCCATAATTTAATGTAATATCATTTCTTAAATCACCGGATTGAGTGATGGATCTTAGTCCAGCAGCGTAAGCGTTATTAGCATCCAACTCGGTGTAACCATTTGCAGCAAGGTAATCCTGGCGATGCGTTGAGTCGGCGTAGCAAATTCGACCAGATCCATCCTCATAAAGTTGCCCTAACGCGGATTGAGCAATTAGAGCTGCAAGGGTGTAACGATCTAAAACTTCGGAGGATGATGGACGCGATTGACAAGTGTAATCACCAGGACGATCGATCTCACCAAGACCTACGTTTTCAGCATTTGCCCATGTTGTTGTTGGAGTATAAGCAGACCAAATTAAAGCCGGTGCAACTTCATTCCAACTATTCACTAGCAAATCGACAATAAGGGCATAAATCTGATCGCCATCCTCATCCTGCGACAAAGTATCTGTCCAGGTAGATTTCGATAATCTTGATAATGCGCCGACAGCCGTAATATTGGCAGCTGTAGTAAATCCGGTCGATCCAGCCTGAATAACTTCAATACTAAAATCCGTAATAAAGCCACCAAAAACTGGGACATAAGTACCAGAGGAATTTTGTAATTCTATGGTTAATGAATCTGTTACTTTAAAATCAAATGCCTCATTGTTTAAATTGACCAGTTGAATGTTGCAATAACCTGCTTGAGCCTGTTGCTCAATAGTTGTTCGACCGCTCGTAATGGTGAGATTAGCGATTGTGGTATTCGCATAATTATCGCCAGTCCCATTAATAAGAACTTTCCAAACCGGAGTCCAGTTACTCATATTGCCTGTAGACCTAGAGATCCATTAGTGCCACGTAAATTAGAGGATTGAATAATATCCACAATCTGACGGGCAACACCTTCCTTATCCAAAGCACCAGTTACATTAATGTTATAAGTATCTCCAGACGTGGCAGCTTCTGCCATACGGAAAGATCCAGCATTAAAAGACCCAATAGCAGTTGATGCAGCTGTTCCTGTCGCAGCAGCAGTTGCTACCCCAGTTGTACTAGATGTTGTACCAGTCGATCCTGTTCCGGGACTTGATATTGTAGGCGCTGTATAAGTCGGAGTAGTTACCTTTGGTGCTGAAACTGTTGGTGTAGTAAATGATGGCTTTGAGATTGTTGGAATGTTTGGCAAGATTGGAATTGCGTTGTAAGCCTTGATAAGAGCATTAATTCCATCGATAGCACCAGATACCAAAGTGCGGATCACGTTAATCACACCGCCTACGATATCGACCACGCCAGCAGCAATTTTGGCAACAAATGAGATCGCTCCACCAAGAGCAATCGTAAATACAGGAACAATGTAATCAACAATGAAGTTACCTAAAGCCTGAAAAGATTCCTTGTTGCGGTCGATTGCATCCTTGATTGGATCAAAGAGTTTGGCAAACTTTTCAAAGCCTGGAACTACTTTGTTAAGAATAATGTCGATAAGTGATTGGATGATAGGAAGCAATTTGTAACCAATTGTTTCGACTGATTCATCAAACGCCACTTTCAAACGGTCCATGCGTCCTTGGAATGTTTCAGCGTTTTTGGCAGCTGCGCCACCAAACAAATCTGACAATCGTGATTGAACTTGGGTAAATGACATTGCCTTTAATTCAGCGCTCGATAGTCCAATACCTAATTTGCCAAGAGCTGCGGTATTGCCGTCGTAAGCCTTGCCCAAAGCGTTTGCGACGCCTTCAAGTGGCTTGCCAGTCTGTGTTGAGATATCAAGAGCAAGTGCCAATAAATCTTGGGCTTTAGATACGTCGCCTGTTGAAAGAGCAAGGCGAGAAAGTGCCGGACGTAATTTATCATCTGCAACACCGGTTGCCCGGGCCATTTTGTCAATTGAATCCTCGGTAGCAGCAATTTGAGCCTTGGTTGCTCCTGTAGCGTTTTCCAATGCTGAGGCTAATTTGACCTGGCTTTGTTCATCTGCCAAGGCAGCCTTGACGCCATCAACGCCTATTTTAAGAGCATAGGCAGCAGCAGCTGCAGCAGCAGCAGCAAAAGCAGCACTTGCTACTTTGCCAAACTTTTCCATGCCAGTAGCGCTGTTTTCTACATCGCCATTAGCAGCCTTTAACTTTTTATTGAGATCATCGACATCAGCAAGGATCGAGAGTTTAAGGGTTCTATTACCTGCCATTAATCCCACTCCTTCAAAATATCGCTAAATGCTTCCTCCCACTTACGAACTAGATCCGGCTGGATCTGTCGTAGGGTTGGGTAAATAAAGTAACCGGAGTTACCTCTACCCTTGTTTGGCGTGCGCTTTGGAAACTGCTTAAAACGATTAGAACCAAATTCCATACCATAAAGTAAATCTAAAGTTGAACCGCCACCGCTAAACTTTTGACGAGCAAATCCATAACTAAACTCACCAATCTTTGAAGTCTTGCTTACCTTAACTCCATCAGCAATACGGCGAGCAGCAGTACCTGAAACCGTGCGAGTCGCTGCTGCGATCTTAATCTGTCCAGCAGCATACTCAGCAAGGTTAGAACTTTCCTTTTTAGCAGCTTCGATGGCTTGATCATCCATGGCCTTGAAAGCCCTGGTAATACCGCGTAAATCTGATTTGTCATAAGCGATCTTGACTTCATCTGCCATCCGATCGCTCCTTTAAAATCTCTATCGCTGTTAAAACATCATCCGCATCGTCCCAGTATTGCATTGGTATCCCCGTCTCTATCGCTAGAGTGACGAGGATCCTGCCTACGCTTCCGGGCTTGTGGCTTTTGGGCTATCGTCTCCGACTGTTACATCAGCAACGGTTTCAGACCAAATCTCGTAAGATTTAACAGGCTTTCCAGCGCTTTCGCGCTTATAAGCATTGTAAGCCAGAAACAAAAGATCCCAAATGCCAATTTTGTCATTAGCCTGAGAAATCGTGTTACCAGTTGCCTTCTCCCATTTAGCCCACTCTGGTGGCTGGGCAACATAAGTTGCAGAGTCGCCAGCATTATATGTAATTGTGATTGGTAGTTTCATCTGTGCTCCCGTTGGTAGATTTTAACTGAATGTGTCTGCTGGTGTTCCAACTACTTGAAGTGCCCAAGTATCTGTCTGTGCTCCTGGTGCTGCTCCACCGACTGTAGGATAAACAGGCAATACGTTGCAAGCAAATACAGCGCCTGTTGCAGCTGTTAGTGATACTGCAAGAGTTGTGTTTGGGTTTGCATCAGCTGCAAGCCACATCGCTTCGAATAGTGATGATGTTGCACCCCAGTCAGCAAGTAACTCTACGTTGAGAGTCCAAATGTCATCTGTGTGCTTAAAAGCCTTGCCATCGAGTGTCTGGTAAATATCGATGGTAGGTGAATTGACGAGTGTGACGCTAGTTGTTTGAGCATCGTAGTTTACTGTTGCGATGGTCAGAGTTAGGTCGCGACCCGTAATGACTGTTGTTGGCATTTCGGTATTCTCCTTATGATGTTTGGGTGTACCAAGTGGACACCCGAATGTCCGCGACTAGCAAGGTACTAGCGCCTACTGTAGTAACTGTTGGTCGATCAACTACGTGGAGTTCATATCCAGCCGGTATAACCGCCACAACACTTGTTATGAGTTGCTCGATGTTATCAAGCGATGCCGGGTTGCTGTTGTAAGCAACGCAGCAAGTTATTGTGTAATTTAACTTGCAACGAAAGGTGCTCTTGCCAATAGTCTCAAACTCCATGTATGGAGAATCCGGAACGACTACGACAGCAGGTGCTGGAACTTGTTCAGGCACGTAACTAAATACGTTTGCTGAAATGCCAGATAATGCTGTAGCAAGAGGAGTACGAACCGCTGAAAGAATTGTGCTCGGCATTATTGAGCCATCGTTTCAACGTCAATATAAGGCCCTAACAGACCAACACAACGATTAAATAAGCTGCGACCCATCCTAAATGGTGATGGAGCAAAATCTAATCCCTCAATCTGTCCTCCTGGAGCAGTACGAGATTGGAATACTTCGACTGAAACTACCATGATCGCTGATTCAACAGCTGCGACCCCAACATAAGTTGAAGCGCCTGTAAGTGTTGCGGATCCGCTAGGGATGACATTCTTTTCCAGGACATCGGCGTTAGTGATGTTTGCTGTAAATGTGTATGCATCGACATCAGCATTGACTGTTCGAGTGCCGTTAAATGGCGTTCCGCATCCGGCAATGACAACTGATTGTCCCTCTGTAAATTCATGAATTCCTACTGTTGTAAAAGTTGCGACATTATTAGTCAGCGAAACCATTTCAACTGGTGCTGCAAAAGTTGTAAGTAAAGGCAAAATGACTTGCTCGCTAGTATCAATTATATCGTTTAAATATGCATCGCTATAAAGAGCAGACGAAACGCCAAGCACCGATCTCAACTCTGACGCTGTGATAATACTTGGCATTTCATCCTCTCTAAACTGCTGCCGGGGAGATCGGGAGCAACCCCCCCGGCATGATTAAGTTTGTGCTTTGATTACACGTTTAGTGTAAATGCACCAGCCGCTGTAAGTGTTACTGCTGAGCCGTAACCATAGTATCCAACTTCAACCTGACCTGTACCAACAATGTTAGTACGGAGTTGTAGTGGACCAGCACCTTCGTACCAAACGAATGAATCGCCGTTTAGAATGATGATTGAATCATCTGCTACGCCTGATGCGTTTGGTGTTACATAAACTGGGAGTCCCATTACTGATCCAACAAATCCACCAGGATTTACTGAACCCATGTTGTTTGATGCATTTCCAGCGACATCGAATAGAGGACGCTTTGTTGAATCGTTCAACTTGATCATGTTTGCCCATTGATCAGGTGTACATACGATACCTGTTGCGTGGCGCTTTGTTGCTGAGTAAACAGATGCAGCACCGCGTGAAATGAATCCTGCGAATGTGTCTCCGTCGAATGGGAGTGTGATAACTGTTGAGTCAAGTGTTCCAGCAGCTAGTGCTGTGAACATTGCTGCATCAGTTGCTGATGCGTAAGCGTTGCCCATGAGACGAACTAATTCATCAAAGAAGGCAGGCGATGTGCGGTCGAGGACCTCAACATCGAATTTTTGCATCCCGGCATACTTGGATACTGTCGCAGTTACATACTCAATTTCAACCTGAGTATCTGAGAAAGCACCCTTTTGTGCAGCTGCTGCAACTGTTGGTGCAGCCTTTACGCGAGGCAACTGGAATGTAAGACCAGAGGCAGGCAAAACTGCATTTCGTACTGCTGCAATTGCAGGACGGATATTTGTGGACTTTGGATCCCAAATTGTTTGTAACTGTGGTGTTGGTACAAGACCAGCAACTTCAGTTGATGTTGTATCTGATGCAGCAGCAACATACAACTTAGATGTCTCGTCGCCCAATTGTGCGCGAACTGAGTGCTCTAGGAATGTGCCTGCTGACACGATAGGTGTACGAACGCGCTGTGAGTTAAGCGGATGTGATGTCGCCTTAACTTCAGCCTTAGCAGCTTCAACCGTCTCGGTTGATACTGCCTCTGAAACGGTTTCTGACACTAGGTCGTCTCCTTCTGTCTTAGGTTCCTCGATCTGAGGTTCCGGGGTTGATTCGCTAGCAGCTTGACCTTGGGCCTCTGCTGCTGCGACCTTTTCCACTTCTGCACCAGGGATTGCTCCATCTGTTACAAGTGAAACTTCAATTAACTTCGATGCGCTGATAGCCATAACGCCATCCTTGTTATCCCACGCATCTACTTGAACTCCAACGCTGAAATCTGAACGAAGTCCAGTAGCAGCTTCGACAAGTGCATCATTTCCAGCAGTTGTCTTAGCGATCTTGAATGATGCAGTAATGCCTGTATCGTCCTGAGACCATTCGATCAACTTGCCAAGAGGCTTTGTCTGGTTGTGTTCTAAAACTAGTTTTGTGTTCTTGCTAAACTCGATTGAGTTTGGGAGGAATACTGTTGAACCAGCAGATGTATTTCCTACTGAGTCCCATTGAACGATGCGACCTGCAATGATGCGTGATTCGGCATCTGATGCAGTAATTGTTACTGGCATTGTTATTTTCATGAGTCGATTAAGTCCTCTTCTTCGCGAATTTCTTGAACGGTCATTGCGCCGATTCGATTCAGGATTTCATAAACCTGAGCGCGCTCTAAAGCGTTTCCGCGCAGGTATTCATCTAGTGAAAAACGGATTTCATTGCCTTGGCCGACAAAATCCGGCATTGACAACCTTTGTTCAATTGCCAAAAGTAAATTACGACCACCAAAATCGATAAGCGATCTACGCTCCGTTGTGGCGTTTGAATAGGTCATTGTGGTAGTTTCAGCACTTGCAAAAAATGCAGGCAGTCCAATAGCGCGGCATAATTCCAACGCGACATATTGACGTGCTTCGTTTAGTTGCAGTTTATTTGGATCAATTCCCATTGCCTGCAATTCAACGTCAGCATTTAAAAATGCTGTTGATCGAGTTGTGCGGGCAACGCGCCAGGCTTCAAGCAATTTGCCAATACGCTCGCTAGTAAGATTTGTTCCGTTTGACTTTAGAACCATCATCGGTACTGGCTCTTTAGCAAATGCTTCTGATGCGTTTTCTAACGCTATTGCAGCTCTAATTGTTCGACCTGCGCGAGATAAAAATCCTTCATCCAAACCATTGAACACTACAAGAGATCCAACGCCCATTGAAGGGACATCGTATCCATCTACTGTGTAACCAATAATTTCTGTTTGCTGCGCGTTTGTTTTATAAGTTACGCGACCAGGTGCAACGCGTGTCCATTCTTGGATTCGTCCATCTGCATACATAGCCATGACTTGTCCATAAGCCACGCCGGAGAATAGCAAATCCTCTGCAATGAAAGCATAAATAGCAGAACCGGGGACACGCGAATCAGGTTGGTTAATTACTCGATTGGGTTCAACGTGTGCACCGGTACTTTTAACATATTGCTCTAGTGGCAATGTTGCAAGGCTGCATAAAATGTTACGCGCTCTTGCAATCGTTGGAATTGCCATCGCTTGTTCGCGTGTAGCACTTGACAACGGATAAAAGAAGTTATTGTAAGTTGAGTTAAAAGGTGCTGGAGTCGCAGCTGCATCTACCGTCAATCCTACCGGTTCAGGAGCCTTCGCGAACAAATCTCTGATAGCCATTAGCACAAAATTATACCATAATCAACCCAACACGATATCGATTTCTGTATCTGGACGTGTCGCGAAGTGAGAAACCATTGCCATTCCAACGCAAGCACAAATTGTTGCAGCTGATGCCTTTCGTCCTAAGTACCAGCCTCCATCTTTAAAAGGCAATTTAACAGCAGATAGAACTTGTTTGTTTAATTCCATCTGATCGCCATGAACTAATCGCTGGGAGGTAATAGCCGACAACATTTCGTCACAAGCCTGACCGTAGATGGCTCCATCAATCGGAGTTGTCGGGATTCCTGCCGGAGCCAACCGAGAAGCAACAGCGCCAGCGGTCTGACGGGAATAAGCAACAGTCTCGACTGAGTATTTACGCGCCCATACTGCGATGCTGTTTGCTAGATCCTTATCGTCAATATTTACTGGATTCGAATACGTCTCCAATAACACAACGCAGAACTTGTCCCCATCAAGTTTCTGAGCTGCCACTAACGCTGCTGCTTTTCGATCTGGTGATAGATCAATTGCCATCCAAGTTGGTTGCTCCCGATCCAAAGCGAGCATACCCTCAGATGCGCACTCTGACCAACTTGACGGATTGATGGCTGGATTGATCTGGCTTACCCATTGGCACAATAATTCTGTGCGAATAATAGACTCATCATCTGACATTGCCGATTTTAGATTGTCGATGTGAATTGTATGTCCAAGGCTGGGATTGGCTTGTTGCCAGCCTTTAATATCATCGATGGAGCAACCGGGTTCGGCACTCCATTCAAACCAACCGATTGGATCATCCGATCCTGCAGCTGCTGCAAGTCCTCTTTCGCGCATGCGATTCAAAATTACGGAATGTTGGTCTCCGGCATTGCTATACATGATCGCCTGCGGATTCTTGCTTGCCATTTGAGTAAATCGAAGCGAT